TTGACTTTTTAAAGAAAAGGTGTTATAATTATAATATGCTATTTAAAATAATATTGGAGTGATATGACATTAGAAGAATTACAAGAACTTGCCGATAAAGATTTAAAAATTAATGATACTGAATTAGATTTAGAATCATTAAAGATACCACAATTACATAACAAGTATTCAAAGTTTCATACTAAATTTATCAATCTTTTAAAGAAAACTGAAAATGAAAGAGATAGATTAATTAGAGAGAAATGGGAATACTATACAGGTAAATCTGCGCCATCTGTTTATCAGACTAAACCTTTTAATCTAAAAATATTAAAACAGGATGTAGATAAATATTTAAAGTCAGATGAAGACGTAATTAGAATTGACCAAAAGGTAACTTATATACAAAGCATTGTAGATTATTTGGATAAAACTATTCGTATTATAACTAATAGAACATTTCAAATTAAAAATGCAATTGAATGGCGTAAGTTTACAAGTGGAGTTATTTAATGATTTTAAGACACAACTATTTTACATTTCCAAAAGCTATCTCTAAAGAAAATTGTCAAAAAATAATACAACATGGTTTAACAACCATGAATGTAGCAAAACAAAGTGATCCTAAAAGTATTGTTGCAACAACATATGGTAGTAAAGAAAAAGGAACAGACGAAAAATTAAAAACTGCATTAGGCAGTATGTCTGAACAGGCTGCAAAGAAAAAAGGTATTAACTTAAATACCACATATGTAAGAGATAGTTATACATCATGGATAAATGATAAGTGGATATATGATCTTGTTTTACCCCATGTACATACAGCAAACAAAGAGGCAGGTTGGAACTTTGATATAAAAGATAGTGAGATGTTTCAATTTACGGTTTATAAACCAGGTGGTTTCTATGGTTGGCACTCTGATGGTAGATCAGATCACTTCGGTAGTTATAAGAAAGCAATACCAGGTGTCAATAAAAAAAATAAACATGGTAAGTTTACTGAAGGTCTAACTGATAATGACTTCATGGTTGGGTTGAATAGAAAAATATCAGTGACTATTAACTTAACAGATAAGGCAAATTACAAAGGTGGTGACCTAAAATTTGATATGGGTACTCACACTGCTAAAAGGTATCATGTTATAAAAGAGGCAAGAGAACAAGGAAGTATTATTGTATTCCCTAGTTTTTTAATGCACCAGGTTACGCCTGTCACTAAAGGCACTAGATATTCATTAGTATTGTGGACACTAGGACCCCCATTTAAATAATCCATAAATAGTTATATGAAAACACAAAAAGAAAATATAGAATTTTTTAATAAACATAATTATCTATTAATAAAAGAGTTTCTTCCTAGGAATCTTGCTGACTTCTTATATCATTATGGTAAGACATATGTTATGGCCGCTGATGTAATGGTGCAAACAAAGTTTCCTAGATACAATGAAGAGTTGCATGGCGCATTTGGCGATCAACAAGTACCTAATACTTTTAAACGATATGGTGATCCAGTAATGGATGCCCTATTGTTATATGCTCAAAAAGGCATGGAAAAAAATTCAGGTATGAAACTACAGCCAACTTATAGTTATTGGAGATTATACAAAAACGGCGATATATTACGAAGACATAAAGACAGACCTAGTTGTGAAATATCAACAACATTGTGTTTAGGTTACGATATATCAAACATGGAAAATAAAGATTACAATTGGCCGATGTTTGTAGAAGAGACTGGTTCATATAAAGGTTTACCTGGTAAACCTGTGCATATGGAACCAGGTGATATGATTATTTACAAAGGTGCATTAATAGATCACTGGAGAGAACCATTTGAAGGCAGAAATCACTGCCAAGTATTTTTACATTATAATAATTTAGAAGGCCCGTATGGCGAAATAACAAAATATGATACTAGGCCTTTTGTCGCTCTGCCAGGTGATTTTGTAAATATCGAAAGAAGAAAAAAGATAAAGGCGATACATGACGATATAGTTGACAGCAGATTAAAGAAAGAAAGTATTAATCCTGAAGATTATGGTCATAGAAAGTATGGGCCTAATGGTGAAGAATATAAGGATGTTTTAAATGGCGGCGACTCTAAAGATAAGAAAAGTTAATGATGTATATCTCAAAGTAGAGGCTGACGCTAATATTAGAAGAGATTTATCAGATTATTTTTCTTTCGAAGTACCTGGATATAAGTTTACTCCACAATATAGAAATAGAGTTTGGGATGGCAAGATAAGATTATACTCTTATGCCACAGGACAAATCTATGTAGGTCTGTTGGATTATTTAATTGATTATTGCACAAAGAATAATATAGAAGTAGATAGACCAAACGACCTATATTACAAACCAGAAATGTTTAACAAAGAGGATGTAAGTCGTCTATTTGAAGAATTTAATTTACCAATTGAACCTAGAGATTATCAAACAAGTGCATTTAAATATTCATTAGATAGAAAAAGATGTTTATTACTATCACCTACTGCCTCTGGTAAATCGCTTATCTCATATATGTTGGTTAAATATTTTATGATGAAAGGTATACCAGGTCAAGGTGGTGATGTATTGCCTGAAGGTAAAAAAATATTAATCATAGTACCTACAACTTCACTAGTAGAACAATTATATAAAGATTTTAAAGATTATGGTTGTGATGTAGATAATGTAATCACTAGAAAATATCATGGTTATGAAATAGATGAAAGTAAACCTGTGTTAATATCTACTTGGCAATCTTTATATAAACTACCTAAAGAATTTTTTACTCAGTTTGGTGCTGTAATAGGTGATGAAGCACACTTGTTCAAGGCAGTATCATTAACTAAAATAATGACAAAACTTGTAGATTGTCCTTGGCGTATTGGTATGACAGGTACTTTAGATGATAGTAAAACACACAAATTAGTTTTACAAGGATTGTTTGGGCCTGTAATGCAAGTAGCAAAAACAAAAAAACTTATAGAAAAAAAACAACTTGCTAATCTAAAAGTATATTGTTTAATTTTAAAATACCTAGATGGCACTGCTAAAAGATTATCTGGTTCAAAGTACCATGAAGAATTAGAATACTTGGTTACAGATGAAACTAGAAATAAGTTTATTAGAAATTTAAGTTTAGATTTACAAGGTAATAGTTTGATATTGTTTCAGTTAGTAGAAAAACATGGTAAAGAATTATATAGAATGATAAAAGAAAAAGCAGGTAATGATAAACAGGTCTTTTTTGTATATGGTGGTGTTGATGCTGAACAAAGAGAAAAGGTTAGAGAGATTACTGAAAAATCTGATAACGCTATTATTGTTGCAAGTTATGGTACATTTAGTACAGGTATCAATATAAGAAATTTACATAATTTAGTTTTTGCAAGTCCTAGTAAATCTCGTATTAGAAACTTGCAGAGTATTGGTAGAGGTTTAAGAATGGGTGAGAATAAATCGCAGGCTACCTTATATGATATTGCTGATGATTTGACGCACCGAGATAAAAAGAATTATACGCTAGGACACTTCCAGGAAAGAATAAATATTTACAACGAGGAGGGGTTTGCATACGAAATACACAATGTAAACCTAAAAGCATAATGCACGAACAATTAGACACTACAAACGCTAAAATAATAAAGTTGGTTTCAGGTGAAGAGATTTGTTGTACATTATCAAAAAGTCAACTAACAAAGAAATCTAATTTACTAAGATTAGATGAACCTATGTTAATCAAGTATGTGCCACACATAGGCGCTATGGGCGTATCAGATTATATCGCCCTTGTTAAATGGGTTGGTTTTACAGATGATAAAATAGTGACAATACCAAAAGATAAAATATTAACCATCTGTAATGCAAGTGAACCATTTACTGCTCGTTATAAAAAACTTTTAGCGTATAAAGTACCACAGAAATTACCTGATTATATTGAAAGAGATTTATCAGAGGAAGATTATGATCAGATGCTTGATGAAATGGAAAATGATACTCAGACAAAGAAGAAGTTAAAAGACTTTGCTGAAAAATTAAGAATGCCTAGTAAGAAGTTGCATTAGGTAGCTAAGTCTTCTGGTGAAGCACCCACATGGGTATTATACACCTGAAAACAAAATTTGTCAAGTAGTGAGGATATTATGAGTGAATTTAGACAAGGTATATTTAAACTTATAGCAAATACTAGTATAGGTAGAGCATTAGTATATACAATAGGTCACATTATTATTGCAATGTCTGTTGTTTCCGCATTGACAGGCGCTAGTTTGTTTGAGGCAGGACTAGTTGCATTGATAGAACCTAGTATAAACGGTGTTTGGTATTATGTTTTAGATAAACTTTTTACAATGA